GGAGAAATTATGTCCTATAATTAAAAGAAATGGATATTTTTAGAAATGGAGTTCAAATGAAGAAGACCTACCTTTTAGTGGATACACAAAACTGTTTCCACCGTGCGATTTTCGCCGCTCAACGTTCCGTTGATATATGGACTAAGATTGGACTTTCTCTACATATTACGTTAAGTGGTCTTGCCAAGATGCAACAACTCATGGAAGTAGACCATGTTGTATTTTGTGCTGAAGGAAAATCATGGCGTAAATCAGTTGACCAATCATATAAAAGAAATCGTGAATCAGCAGTAGCTGAGAAAACCAAAGATGAACAAGAAGAAATGAAACTTCTGTTCGAAATGATTAATGATTTCCTTGATTTTGTTGAAACAAAAACTAACAGTACTTTATTACGTGCTCATGAATGTGAAGCAGATGACTTTATTGCACGTTGGGTACAAACCCATCCAGAGGATGATCATATTATCCTAAGTACTGATAAAGATTTCCATCAGTTAATTGCATCTAACGTTAAGCAATATAATCCAGTACAAGAATTCCTTTATACCATTGAAGGTGTGTTTGATGTTCGTAAAAAGAACAAACCTGCAACGGATAAAAAAGGAATTGAGTTACCTGCACCAGATCCTGATTTCTCATTATTTCTTAAGTGTGTTAAAGGCGATCCGTCAGATAACGTATTCAGTGCATCACCTGGTGCGAGAATGAAAAGTACTAAGAAAGCTGTTGGAATTCAAGAAGCCTATAATGACCGAAATAACAAAGGTTATGCATGGAACAGCTTCATGAATCAACAATGGACAGATCACTTAGGTAATACCCGTATTGTACGCGAAGCATATGAACATAACCAGATGCTGGTTGACCTGACTATGCAACCTGAATATGTTATTAATATTCTTGATGACACTATTAAAAATTCATCCAAGAAAAGTGTACCAATGATTGGTGTTCACTTCCTGAGATTTGCAGCTAAGTATGAACTTAAATACATAAATGATAATCCAGAAGCGTACATTAAACTTTTCAGCAAAAAGGATGAATAATGGCAATCTTACGAAAATTAACTGAGTTTTCTTATATTTTAGAAACCGACACTAAAGAAAAAATTGGAATTGTTGTAGATTACAGTAGCTCCAGTTCAGATAAAACTGGAATTGAATTTTTCAGTACTCGTGGAAGAATTGCCTTTGAATCTATGGATTCATTGGCTTCTTTAATCGGGGATAAAATTCAAATGGAAGAAGTAAAAGTACAGGACTCTGAAAGCAAGAAGTTCATTGATGATTATCCTATCAATGAAACTGATTCAGTACATGATGTGAAAGATGATGAAGAATTGAATATGAAAACATTCTCCAAGAGTAAGCGTTCCAAAAAACGTTTCCTACCTGGATGGTGGATTGTATACAACACAGAAACGTCTACAGCAACGCCACGTCTTACTATAAGCGTTGACACGCACAATGAGAAAGAACTTGATAAAACGCTGTATGGGCCGTTTAAGACCTATATGGAAGTTACGTTTCAGATGAAAAAGCTCTAAATTCGTATATAAAAATTTTTGAGTACTAAATATCGGTGAAGGGGAGAGAAAATCCCCTCGATATTTAGGAGAATTATATATGAATTATACGCAAGAACAGGTTGATGAGTTTATTCTTGCATCCGAGAGTGTGCATTATTTTGCAAGCCTATGCTTACCTCAAGTTTACAAGCAACAGACTCACCTATTAGATACTTATGTTTCCGATGAAAATGAATTGTCAATTGTGGCACGACAAATTGGAAACACAACTATCCAAGCCATTTTTGTTCTTTGGCGTCTTATCTTTAAATCACATAAAACAACATGCTATACATCTTATAATATGAGTTTGTGTGAAAACTTTATCAATAAGATTATTGATATGAATGATAAGTTACCGGAACACATCAAGGCTGAATTTACAGCAGTAACCAGATATACGCTCACTAATAAAACTAACAGTAGAGTACTTGCACGACCGATGAATTCTAATTCATTACGTGGTTTATCAGTTGATACTCTAATTGTTGATTTATTCCATTTTCTGTCAAAGAAAAATTTAAGCGATTTTTTACATTCATCATTTCCAGTACTTGCAGCACGGTCTGGCAAGTTAATAATGAGTACAAATATAAACCCCAATGGGTTTAAACTGTATGAATTTTTTAATGAATTTAATATCTACCACGATTGTGGAATTAGTGTAATACCCTTTAATAAATGTACGCATTATTCAGAGTTAAAAGCCTCAAGGCTGAAGCAGTACTTAAGTACTGAACATTACTTATCTGAATATTGCTGTATTGATCGGGAGGGTATTGACTATGCAAAGTAATGCCTATTCACCGGTTAAAAAACCAGGTACTCTGATTGCATACACTGATGAAATGCTTGATGAATTTGATAAGTGCTTCGATGATCCAATTTATTTCATGGAGAACTTTGTAAGTATTCAAACAGAAGGTGGTGCATCGAGATTTAAACCTTTTGCATATCAAAAGGAAATGATAAACAACTTCGCATTACACCGTAACAATGTAATGTTAACCGCTCGTCAGATGGGTAAAACAACAGTAGCGGCTGCATATATTTTGTGGTTCGCAATGTTTCATCCTAACCAGACTATTCTATTGCTTGGTAACGTATTATCAGCAGCAATGGAAACAATGTCACGTATTCGTTATGCATATGAAGAATGTCCAGACCACATTCGTGATGGTGTACTTGAATATAATAAAGGTACTATTGTATTTGAAAATAAATCTCGTATTATTGCAAAGGCAACAACACCAAGTGCGGCCCGTGGTTTATCTGTTAACTTATTATATCTCGATGAATTTGCATTCGTACCAAACAACATGCAATCTGAGTTCTGGTCAGCAGTATCACCAACATTAGCAGCAACAGGTGGTTCTTGTATTATTACCAGTACCCCAAACACCGAATATGACTTCTTCGCAAAAACATGGTTCGATTCCCAAACTTTCAAAGATGAAGGTGGTAATGTTTATCCTGAAGATGGCCCTGGATTAAATGGCTTTAAAGGATTAATGGTTACTTGGGATAAACACCCTAAACGTGATGCTAAATGGGCTGCTGAAGAAGAAATGAAAGTTGGTGCAAGTATGTTCGCACGTGAACACTGTTGCCAGTTCGTATCTTATCAGGAAACTCTAATTAATGGTATCAAGCTAAGACTTATAAAAGATAAAACCGTAAGACCTCATATTGCCGAAACTAAAAAAGTACGGTGGTTTAAAGAAATTGAGTACGGTATGACTTATGTTGTTGCACTTGATCCGGCTGGTGGTACAGGTGGTAACAATGCTGCTATTCAGGTTTATGAATTACCATCAATGATGCAAGTTGCTGAGTGGAATGATAATGAAACCTTAATTCCAGAACAAATTAAATTGATTAACCAGATATTGAGAGAAATTGAGTACCAAATGTTTTGCAAAGGTGCTCGTAATATTGAGGATCATTTATTCTGGACAGTAGAGAATAACAGTATTGGTGAAGCTGCTATTATAACAATACAGCAAATGGGATATGAAAATTTCCCAGGTACATTACTAAATGAACCAAGAAGAACCAGAACTGGTAAAATTAGACGTGGTATGACTACTTCTAAAGGTTCAAAGAAAACTGCATGTTTCCATTTACAAAAACTGGTTGAAACATTCAGACTTGAAATATGTAGTGAACTTCTACATAAAGAACTTAACAACTTTATTAAGTACGGTGAAGATGAAGGTATCTATAAAGCAAAATCAGGTACTACAGATGACTTGGTTAGTGCTCTGTTACTGATTGTACGTATGATAGATGTTGTTGCTAAATTTGAAGATGGAACTGCTGCTGTTATTTCAGAAACCTTAGATGAAGAAAGTTCAGCCCCTATCGGATTTATAATGGTTAATAGTCTATAAATACTGTAAAGAATCGAAGGAGAACTTTATGAAACAAGGTGTTCTTTGTTCTGACATTTATAAAGTACTTGCCGCACCATCATACAAATATAGTATTACTATGTTTGACCAAGATGGTGCTGGAACAATCAACCCCGCTGAAGCTAAATGGTTTTATGTTAAACCAGTTAACTTTATGATTCAAGTACCGGAAGGTTCAGAAATAACAATTAGACCAGAAGTATATCTATGGAAAGGTGTAGATATAAAAGATGAACAGACACGAGAAGTACTTAATCGTTTAAAAAGTACTGCTAACCAATATGGTTACGGTTTTACGATTTATGATTTCGGATCTGGAAATCTACCAAAAAAATTCTCACATATTGCCATGCGTAATATGGAAGAAACTAAGATACAAGAATCTTTATGTGAAGGGTTATCAGGTTCAGGAATGCGTTCATATTACTCATTACCTAAAGCCAGAATGATAATTGTTCACTCAGAGAGAATACAGGAAGAAGTTCACGGTTCTCGCTCCAGAAACATCAAGGAAATTTTCATTGAATGTAATGGTGAACGCAGACGTTTTAAATTTAATAATCTTAATTCCGCTAAGGCTATGACACGTCATTTAAATGAAGGTGGTACTTGGTCTGACAGAATGGGTAATACCATTATGGAATATGGTGGTGATTTAAATTTACTAAAAGAACTACTTTCTGAACTAAATATTAATGGAAAGGCTTTACAATCGAACAAAGTTCTGCAATTTATACATGACATAAAAAATTATCTAAAACGTTCAAGTACACCACGAGGATATGCACAGGCATTCGAAGAGATTGGTAGTACTCCACGTGTAGGAAATAAATATATTGAAGAATTTGCTAAACGTCTATGTTCGTCGTTAGGCTCATCTGCTAATACTGATGCTTACAGAAGTTATGCACGTCATCATCTGATGCGAGAATGTAAAAACTTAGGTATGTATTCTGAAGTACTACAAAATAACTGCACTCTTGAAATTGATCCTATAGAACTAAAAAGGGTAGCCAAGCGAATTTGTCTCGGTTGTGTACCAACAACAGGTGATTTTGAATTTGAGCCAAATGAAGGTAAGGAAAAAGTACTTTTATTTGGGAACCAAATAGCAGGGGTAATACAGGATGATGTTATTAAAGATGCTTTAGAACATATTCTATCAAAACCACAAATGCTACCAGAAGATGTTAGATTTATTTGTGCATTGGGTAATTCTGTAATCGGAAGAAACAAGCCTAAACAAGAAGTTCAGCCACAGGAATTAACTACTTTGACTGAATGGATTTCTAAAGGTGGTGAGTAATCACCACCTTTATTTTTTGTGAAACAGATACTGATTATGTGCTATACTAATGGTATCCGAATAGCAGCAACGCTCTTAGGAAAGTATATTACCAAGGAACAAGGGTTAATAGTACTTACTTTCAAACGAGTAACCCCGAAAGACCCGAAGCTATTCGGATATTTTTAGAAGCCTGTACATGTTTACTTCCCTCTTAATGAGTTCTGGTTACTGTACATCCAGTACATGATATATGTACATACGGTAGGCAAAGCGTTTGGTCATTTACGCCCATTGGTATCATGACGGCTGCGTAGGACAGCATAAAATCCTACAAAAACCTGAAACAAAAGCATGTTATGTGCTATACTTATAGTATCCGATGAGCAGGACGTTCAAAGGATAAAACAAAGAAACTCGTAATTAATACAAAGAAACTATTGATAAGGAAATCAAAATATGGCAACTTTAGCTGAAATTCGTGCTCGTCTACTCGCTGATCAACAACGTCAAGATGATGCAAAAAATGGTGTGTTCAATTCACAACCTGATGCATTCCTTCCGTTCTGGAACATTCCAGATGGTAAACCACTAAACCTGCGTTTACTAAACGATGCTGATACTTCAAATGAGTTTTTCTGGCGTGAACGTGAAATGATTAATTTAACGTTCCGTGGTATCAAAGGTCAGAATACTGATTTTATCAAGCTGGTAGTACCATGCAACGAAATGTTTACTAAGCAGAAAGATTCTTGTCCGGTACTTCGTGAAGTCCGTACATGGTATGCTGCTAACGACGATGAGCTAACTAAGAAAGCGAATCAGTACTGGAAGAAAAAATCATATCTTTTCCAATGTTTTGTTGCTCCAGGTTCTGTAGCAGTGGAAAATGATAATGCTCCAGAAAATCCAATTCGCCGTATTTTAGTAAACAAACAAATCTTTACCCGCATCAAATCAATCCTACTGAATCCTTCTATCCAGTACCTACCTACTGATGAAGAACACGGTCGTGAACTGATGATTGTGAAAAGTAAAAATAGTGGTGGCTTTGCTTCCTATGATGAAACTCAATGGAGCATGGCAGAACGTCCACTAAGCGATGTTGAACGTGCAGCAATCGCACAGTACGGTTTATTCAACCTTGGCGAATTTATGCCTAAACAACCTAACGATGAAGAACTGAATGCAATCGCAGAAATGTTCACTGCATCTGTTAATGGTGAAGCATATGATCCGCAACGTTGGGCGAAATACTACCGTCCTGCTGGCGTTCAAAAACCAGTAGAAACTAACACTGTTGATACTGCAACCATCGTACCAGTACAGAATGTTGCACCTAAAGTAGAAACCCCTGTAACTCCTGCCGCAGTTGTTACACCTGCACAAACTGAAGCAGTTGCTGAAGCTCCAAAAGCTGCAACAACTGGTATGTCTGCAATGGATCTACTTGCTAAGCTAAACGCTAACAAAGGTCAATAATATATTCATGGGGCAACGGATTTTGCCCCATTTCTTTCATTTCATGGAGCGATATAATGAAGAATATTTCTGCACTAAGTAACATCATCAAAAGTAGTACTAAAAGTATCAAAAGTTTAACTGGTGTAAGTATTGGGTTTCATGACCCTGATACTTGGATAAGTACTGGTAACTTTGCACTAAATTATCGTATCAGTGGAGA